TATGTCGCGTAAAGGATTGATGATACCAGAGTTAGCGTCAGCACCCTCAACACTCGCGGACTTAATTAGTTGTAAACCGCGCGTGTACATTGATGTAGGTAACAGCATAAATTCAGGCTCAATCGCTAACGGTTCACCTCGCGCATTAACAAAGCCATTCATTAACTGGATACCTTTGTCAATGTTGGCAAGGTCTAACACCGCATTAGTGATTGTATTTTTGTGAGATGTATCAAATAATGCTTTACCGTCTTGCGCTTTAGCGTTACCAGTTAATAACGCAAACACTAACTTAGCGATTGTTGCACGTGCCGCTTGTCCCATTTTTTCAGGGATTTTTGTCAATAGGTGCATGTCGTCATTAAGGATTGCTTGACGGGTAATTGTAAATAATTGACCGTAAGTCGCTAATGCAACGCTAGCGCCCTCATCGCCGATTGTGCCGTAGGTGTACTCTTCGCCCTCGCCAACTTGAGGTAAGTGTCCAAAGTCACCCAATCCAACGCGTTTAGCCGCGCGGAAATCGGTTAATGTGCCGCGTGAGGTAAACTGATCAAAGTTTTCCGCTGCGGTTTCCCAGCCTTTAAGTAATGATTTGTGCGCCACATCAATTAAGATTTGGCCAAAGTCAGAGCTTGAGTGTGTAAATGCTAAGCCGACCATGCTCATAGCATTTTGGCCAGACACACTAATACCGCGATCAACCAATGATGCGCGAGCAAGCTCACGTAAGGTCATTGCGTTGTAGGCATTGTCTTTGGCATCTGCTTTGTCTTTGTCGATACCGGCACGGGCTAACAAAGATTGTTTAACGCTATCACCAACAATATTACCGTTATCTGCATAAGGCGTTACTGCTGCGCTTGGGGTTGTACCTGCGCCAAGTTTAGCCAATAACTTGTCTTTGGCTTGCTCTGCGGTAATTGATAAATCACCCAAACACTCAACCAACAAAGAGTCGTGAGCTGAGCCAAACGGAGCAAATACCGCTTTAATATCTGCATTGCGTTTGTTTAACTCGGCTTGCACTTGAGCTGTATTATCTACTGGCACAGTTGATGATTTATTAACTGGAGCTGATTGTTCAGTTGGTGTTGCTTGTGGTGCAGATGCGCCAGCGTTGCCTTGTGGCTTAAACAACATATTTTTAATTTCATTAGGCATTTTTTCAAAGTCCTCTAATTTTCGTGATTTAATAGACGCCATCGCCACAAGTGGTTCGGCTAGTTTGTCGGCAAAGCCTTGTTCAACGCATTCTTTACCGTTGAGCCAAGTTTCCGCCGATAGCATTTCTGCTAATTCTTCCGGTGTTTTCCCGGTTTTGTTTGCGTAAGCTGGGATTAGCGTATTTTCGACTTTGTCTAATAAGTCGGCATACTTGCGCATATCCTCAGCATCGCCACCTTGGATACCCCAAGGCTTGTGGATCATCATCATTGCATTTTCTGGCATGATTACTTCATTTCCTGCCATTGCAATAACGCTCGCCATGCTTGCCGCCAAGCCGTCAATGTAAACTGTTACATTGGCTGGATGATTTTTTAGCAAGTTGTAAATAGCGATTCCGTCAAAAACATCACCGCCTGGGGAATGGATATGTAAGTTAATCTGTTTTAAGTTATTGCCGCAGTCTTTTAAGTCCTGCGCAAAGCTCGCAGCAGACACACCCCAAAATCCAATCTCATCGTAAATTGAGATCTCTGCTGTATCGTTGGCTTTGGCTTTGATTGAGTACCAAGACTGGTTATTCGTTTTTGTCCCGCTCGTTGCCATCGCCATTGGCGACAGAATCATTTTTTGCTTTTTCATTTGTCGTACCTGTGTTAGTTAAATCTGTGTCAAACTTGAGACCAAATTTGCGGTTTTCTTCAACCTCAACTCTACGTCTGCGTTTAACTTCCGCTGGATTGCTACCGCTTGCTCTTACCGCTTGGCTTTCCGTTGCTAATCCACCTTTAATACGTTCTTTCCACGCCTGCGCCTCTTTAGTTGGATCAATCCATGGCATAACTGGTCCACTATAAACAGCGTTATAAAGTGACGCTTGATCTATATCGACTGGCACCTCAATCTCGCCACTGACAATCGCCATTTTTAGCCATTCGCGGTAGATTGGACGTGATATGTGCGCAACAAAGGTATCTTGTAAAACGGAATAGCCTTCAAAGCTCTCTACCAGCTCTTGGCGCTGGCTTGAGTAAGTGCCGTTATAGTCACGAGCAATGCTTGAGTAACTAGAGCGAGTCCCCGCTGCCGTTGCTCTTAATTGTCCGTTTCTAAAGGTTTCAAGGTTAACGTTTGGTCGGTTTGAGTTGATTAACCCGATGTCCTCACCAGGCTTTAAATCATCAATGATTGCACCTGGAGCAATCTCAAAATCTCGCTCCGAACTGTCTGCGCTGTAATCCTCATTATCTCCGTAAAGTGCGGCATCACCTTTTTTGATGTACATCGTAAAGGCAGCTGCAATTCGTGCGGCCACACGCTCGCTTTCCTCATAATCTTTGAGGTCGGAAAGTCGGACAATTACGCCATGCAACATCGATACGCCACGCAACTGGTGTATGCGCTTTTTAAATGCAAGGTGCAGCATATTTTCTGCTGGCACTGATTTAACTCGCCCATAAGTGCGGTTGTTTTCTTGTGGATTATCCATGTAAACACGGTAAGACACAGGACGGCGCCAAGCATTAATCTCTATGCCTTGGATCACATTAGCTGTATCAGATTGCCACATAGGCACAAAATCAGGCTCTAACGCCTCAAGGCTAAATGCAATGCCCGTGCTATGATTTAGACCCGCCACATACCCGCGCACTAGTTGGATAAATACTTCCCCATCACGTAGCCAGGTGCGTAACAACATCCGCTCAAGTTCAGGGCGAGTAAATTGTCCTGTAACCTCAGGTCTAATAGACCATTCCGCCCATTTCTTTCGGATTTGTTCTGCTAAATCCTCATCAACATCACCATTTAAATTAAGTGGCTGTGGCTCAATATGAATCCCTCTAGAGCCAATCACGCGCTCTTCCATTTTGTCCAAAATGCCGATCACAATATCGTGATTTTGATCTAATGCCCGAGCCTGTTCTCGCAAACTGACCGCACTTTGTTTAGTCGATACGTTCGCACCTTGGCTTTCACGTTTTGCTTTATGCGTACGGTTTGGCATAGCCGCCTCATACGCATTCATGACATAACGGTTTTTCGCTCGCTGTGCGCCCCATTTAGGCGAGATTGCGGCAATTGTTTTATCTAATATTCCCATTGTTTAAAATCTCGCATATTTGATTCTGTGGCGTTTAACGCGCTGTCTTGTTTCCGCCAATAACTCATTAAGCATTTGTTGATAGCGGTCACGTTGTTTTGTCCATTCAGACACTTGATAAGATACCGAACGCCCATTAAAGCTAACTTGGCTTTGGGCGTTTTCGATCTTTTCATCAAGCGTTCGGATTTTTTCTTCGAGTTCGTCTCTGTCGTAGATAGCCATTTTTGCCCCAATAAAAAACCGCACTTTTTACGGTGCGGTTAGTTAAGTAGTGGTAATTCAATTTGCAATTTGTCTTCAAAGATTTTTAGTGTTGCTTCAAGCAACGGTTTTTTACCTTTCCATTCGTTCAACGCTTTGCCACAAACGCTTGCTAATTGTTTCTCAGCTTTATGCTCACCCAAGGCTTGGTAATATTGCTCAAGCAATGTCATATTGCCGGATAGCAATTGATCTTGCATAAAGTTAAAGGCTTTAATGTAAGCAATCTTAATTGCCATTGCTTTTTTAGTTTTATATCCCATAACCAACAACATAAAGCCATCTTTTGTCATCTCAAACATTGGGCGTTTTTCGCCTTTTTTATCGATGTATTCAACGAGACCAAAATTGGTCCGGTTAAATTCATCATCTCCTGCCTCTAAGATTTCGCGGATATCTCGTATAACATGTTTATGATATTTACCAAAAACCTTAGCAACTGTTTCAGATGTGGTAATTGTTTTTGCGTCTTTATTTTGTACAAATTGTTTAAAATTTTCGGGATTTGCTAATTGCATTTATAACCTCCAAATTTAGATAATAAAAAGCCCCAACTATCTCTAGTCAGGGCTTGAGTTATTACCGCAACATATCCACCTTTTAATAGGCTCGGTATCTACCGATTTAAGGTTGTCTAGGAGTTAAAGCCAGCCGCTTTTTTTGCCACCACCATTTAGCCAATTACTTTTTGCCTTGGCTTTCGGTTGCGGTTTAACTTGTTCAATTTCTACCGCACTTTCAGTTTTTGCTTCTGGTGCGATTGTCTCTTTTCGGATTACATCAGGATTTAATCCAGGTAGTTTTGCCCAGTATGGGACATTGTCTTCATCGCCCCACTTAATACGCTCATAACCTCGCAAAATAGCGATTGCATGGGCATAGCAAAATAAGTCAAATGCCTCATTGTTGCCTTTACCTGGTTTTCGCCACTTACCGTCTTGTCCGCGCTCCTCATAGGTCAGCTCATCAAAAAACCACTCCCCAAGCCACGATGGGAAATGGATATAGTTAGCGCCGACAGTCTCTCGACTCAGCGCATTACTAATGCGATCTTTGAGCTGATCTGTTTGGAGTAGATATAACGGCACATCGCCGCGAGCTTTAGCGTGGCGATCTGACCGTGACGTGTTGTCAGGATAAGTGCGGCTAATTAATTTTTGGCGGCGCGTACTATCACCTTTTACGAGATAAACGCGCTTGGATAATCCATCACGTTTGCATCTACGCCAAAACTTATAGGCATTATCTGTTACACCGTCCTCACCGCCGCTATCCACAGCCATTGCAAGGACTGGCATAAATCCACCCTCTAGCCCCTCGATTCGATATTGTTTATTGAGTACATCGCTAATGAGTAAATCCCAGTCCTCGGGGTAGGCGGACGGATCAATCGGGAGACTCTCTCCATCTGAATTGCTCCGCATTGATGATTTAATGTTGTATCTATCAATGAGCCACCGTTCACTATTTTC